ATCTAAAAAAACTGGAAAATTTTCAAAAGATGAAATGTATTTTATTAGAAAATTATATGTCTCATTCCATCCTTTTGTCTTCCAGCCTAATAAAGTGGCAATAGTTTTAAGCAAAACAGATTTTCCTGTAGATGTCGTTCCAGTTATTTCAAAAAATATTTTATTCTCAGGATTATGTAAAGTCTGTAAAGCAAAAAGTAAAGCCGTAAATACTGGATATTTAGAACCAATTATTATATGAAATATCTCTGTAATAACATTTCTAGCCTCATTCTCGTTAAGATTACTATTAAATTGCATCATTTTTTCAACTACATCTTTACCCATTATCCCCCAATGGATATCTTTTATTAAAATAGGATGTAAAAAAGTTTTATTATCTATCCAACCAATTTTATTGGCAAATTTTTCAACTGCTATATTTTCGTCCTGAAACTTTCTAATCAGCTCACTAGTAATTAACCTCAAATGTTCAGGTGGTAATGATAAATTTTCAAGTTTACTTACTGTAATCTTGTTTACCAATACTTCCCTTGAAAGATTTTCATTATTTGTCAATATCTGAAATTTATACCCTTCTAAATCTCCATTAAAAACATTTTTAAGAACTGCCTTAGGTAATAAAACAAAATTCTCAATTTTTTCCCAAATCACCTCACCTTCTTTTGTTATCTTTTCTTTGTAGATAGCCCTACTTCTCTCATCAAAGATAATCTTTTTACGCTCTTCTTGAATAGTAGGGTGATTAATATACCATTCTATATCTTCCTTATTCACAACCGCCTTCTCAAAATATTCAGGTGAGAAATATTTGTTGGTAGCCATCAACCAGTCGGCAATATCTAGCTTTGAACCATACTCATGTCCAAATAGCCTATTAAAATCTACTAAATACACATCATTATTTTCTTTAAGCTTATCATATAATTTCAACGCTAAATTTACACCTGCAAAATCGGCGTCAGGGAGTATATATATCTCCCTATTTTTTAGGGCGCTTAAATCGGCTTTATCAAAGGCATTACTCCCGCCACAAATTGTAGTAGCGATCCACATATCATTCTTATTACACACCTCATTAAACATTTCTTGTGTAGCCTCAGCGCATTTCTCACCTTCAACAAATATTATTCGTGCATCAGGATCCCTGGCTATCAAATCAAAATTATAAATTGGTCTCTTCTCTAATTGCCCAGCCTTCCAATAACCATTTTTATCCCTCTTAAAATAAGGTCTTATTGTCTTATCGCCGTTATCATCCTCATATCTAACAACATATCCTATAATTTTTCCATCCCCATCTTTATATGCCCATAAATTTCTAAAATAATATTTCCTCCCCCTTTCTTTCACTTCCTTAACAATACCCTTAGGCAAATCAACTCTCGAGACTAGTTTAATTCCAAATTTTTCTCTCATTGACCTTTTAACCTCTTGGTAACTACAGCCAGCATGGCAATAAATAAGAAGTCTATTTTCATCTGAAATTGTTAGACTTAATGATGGTCTAGTATCATCATGTGCAGGGCATTTAACATTAAATCCCTTTCCAATTTTTTGTGGGAAAGGATCTAATAAATAAGCCAATTTTTCAAGAGTTTTTATATTAACTTCATTAACATTGATTATCATAACCATCCCCTTCATTAAAATTAAGTTCATATTTTTCAAATAACTTTATAAGTCTTTCTAAAAAATCAGCTTGTCTCATTCCTACTAACTTAGCATATCCAGAAAATTTTGACCAGACCATCTCATCAACGTTGGTAATTAATTTCTTTTTTGGTTTTGGGAAGGGATGTGTCTTTTTGTTGTTATTAAACATACGTATCTCCTTTTTTTTAAAAAAGTTTTTATAGTTTTATTTACTTTTCTATAGTAGAACCCTAACTATTAAATTGTCAAGTAAAAAGATGTTGTCATTTTTTTTAAGATGTTGTCTTTTTGTAGTAAAAAATGTTGCTAATAAAAATTTGCCTAAGTTATTAATATCTTTATATATATTATATATGTAGTCAATGTAGTCAAATATATATAATATATAATATATTTTCTTTCTTATTTTAATGTTTTTTTTACTTTCTCCTCTTTTAAAAAATTTTGTCTCTTTATTAAAAAAAACTGGCTACTTTGGCTACTTTTTTATAAAGCATTGAAATCATAAAAAAAAGTGGGTTTAAAAGTGGCTACTTTAAAGGTAATGCAAAATGACAACGTGGTCAATTATTGACTACCTTAGAGGGTAATGTAACAAAAAAAGCCGCCCATGATGGACGGCTGAGGGCTAAGGATGACAAGGGCAAGTTTAGAGATTGCTAGCTAAAACTTGCCCCTGTCGAGAAATTATAGAAAAGTATGTCATGTAAAATGGAATTTTTTCCCCATCTAATATGTCATAAATATATAACCGTGCTGGAATTATCTTTCCCTCTGGAGAGACATAAAAGCCTCTCCAGATTTCATACTTTTCCCCCTCCTCTTTCTTGTGAAGGGGGGAAATTTGTTTGGTATAGAAAGACCCCCAATCATGGAGGTCTTTCCAGAAATATTTTTTTTGGAGTTTTTCTAAGCTTATCATTTTTTGTCCCTCCTTTTTTTTTCTTTTTTTTATTTTTTTTTACTTTACTCATTAGTATCAATTACCATGCCAATTCAATAAAATCAATGGGTTAGGTTAAAATAGTTGGTTTAGATAGGTTAAAAAGGCGATTTTTAGGCTGATTTCGGTAAAAATTTTTGAACTTTTGCTAAAAATGGTAAAAATTTTTGAACTTTTAATAATTTTAATAACTTATATATAAAAATTTGGGCAATTTGAAGTAAATTTTGAAAAATGGTTCCAAAATTTGAACTTTAGGGCTTGACAAAGGTTGACGGAATAGTTTATCCTTAGGTAAAAGTCAGAAAAAAAAGTAAAAAAATAAGATATGACTGTAAAAGACGAAGTTTTACAAGAGATTAGTAAGCTGCCGAGAAACCTGAAAAGATTAATGTTGCTTTTGATTAAGGAGGAGAACTGGACGAAGTCTTTTAGTCAGCTCTGCAGGGAGCAGGGTTTAAAGGAGTCTTATCTCCGAACTGTTATAAGCAAATACGGCACTCAGCGCTTTTGGGAACTCCGCTCACGTTATGTTAAAGCGGCGATGGAAGAGTATATGCCGAAAGTATATGAGGCAATGCTCGCCAAAGCTTGCAAGGGAGATCCGCAAGTGTTGAAGCTTATTTTGCAATGGCGGGGTGAGCTTGTGAATAAGCATGAGCTTGAAGGGAAAGGGGTAGTAAATTTTAATTTTAATTTGGACGATAACGACAATTAAGATACCCATTGGCTGCGCAGCCTTATACATATAGCCATGAATATAAATTATAAGCCAACGCCCACCTTGAAACGCTTTCATAAAAGCGACGCCTTTATGCGTGTTGTGATAGGTCCTGTGCGCAGTGGTAAATCCACTGCTATGTGCATGGAGATTATGCGGCGAGCTTGCCAGCAGAGAGCTTTCAAGGGCGTCCGTCATAGTAGATGGGCTATCGTTAGGAATACCTATCCAGAATTGCGTGATACCACATTGAAAACTTGGTTGATGTGGTTTCCAGAGAAACATTTTGGCAAGTTTAACTGGCAGCAGATGGTTCATTATGTTGATTTTTACTTGCAGGATGGAACGCAGGTAAAGGCGGAAGTCCTTTTCAGGGCGTTGGATAGACCAAGTGATGTTAGAAAACTTTTATCTCTGGAGCTAACTGGTGGGTGGATAAATGAGGCAAGGGAAGTTCCTAAAGCAATTGTTGATGCTTTAGGCGATAGAGTAGGGCAATATCCGAGCAAGATGATTGGCGGATGCACATGGCGGGGCGTGATGCTTGATACAAACCCACCAGATGAAGACCATTGGCTTTACAAACTGGCAGAGGAAGAGCGCCCAGAGGGTTGGGAGTTTTTTAAACAGCCTGGGGCGTTGATAGAGAAAGACGGTAAGTTTTTACCAAATCCAAAAGCCGAGAATATAGAAAATTTAAACGAAGGGCATAATTACTATTTAACAAGACTTGCAGGCAAATCGCCTGATTATATTAGGGTCTATTATTGCGCTCAATACGGCTTTGTTATAGATGGGAAACCAGTGTTTCCTGAATATATGGACGCCGTGCATTGCAGCCATGAAATACTCAAGCCTGAGCGTGATTTACCTATTTATGTCGGGCTTGACTTTGGTTTAACCCCTGCTGCCTTGTTTGCTCAAAGGCTTGTTAATGGGCGTTGGATTTGGTTTGATGAGCTGGTGAGCGATAATATAGGCATCTCCAGATTTGCTGAGTTATTATTAAACAAAATCCATCGTGAATACCCAGAGTTTAAGTTTGAGATATATGGAGACCCTGCTGGGCAACAGCGGGCGCAAACTGACGAAAAGACTTGCTTTCAGATACTTCACGCTAAGGGCATTCAAGCAGTGCCAGCACCTACAAACGATTGGACAACTAGGCGTGAGGCGATTGCAGTGCCTTTGAGCCGTTTAATAGACGGCAAGCCAGGGCTAATAATCTCGCCTAAATGTAAAATGGCTAGAAAAGGGCTTGCTGGCGGATATTGCTATAAGCGCATACAGATAGCTAACGATGAGCGTTATAGAGATAAGCCTGATAAAAATATTTATTCACACGTAATTGACGCTGCTGGTTATGCGATGTTAGGCGGTGGTGAAGGTAATAGAATAGTAACTGGTGAGCAAAGTATGACGCCTGAAGAGGCTAGAAAACTTTATATCCAAAATCTGCCACCAGACGCTAGACAATACGTTAATTTTGACTTTGGAGGGTTTTAATGAGCGCCGAACGTAAAGAATTTGAAGATGCCTACATGGCAGCGATAACACATTGGTCGCCTTTCTTAGTTGAGGCTGAAAAAGATCTCAATATGGCGCTGGGAGATCAATGGGACGCTGCGATGAAAGCGTATTTAAAGCAAAGAAGGCGTGAAGCCTACGTCTTTAACAAGATACATAGGATAATTAAATTAATTACTGGGTTTCAGCGTAAGAACAGATTATCTCTAAAATTTGAGGCTTTACTTGGCGGAGATAGCCAGACCGCATCTCAATTTACTAAAGCTGTAATGTGGCATATGCAGTATGCTGGTGGCTATCAAGAGATGAGCGAGGCTTTTGAGAAAGGCGCTTTGATTACGGGAATTAATTTAGTTCATCTTTACGTTGACCGTTTAACAGACCCAATTAACGGAGATATCAGATTTTCCAGATGCCCTTACAATAGTTTTTTGCTTGACCCAAATATAGCCAAAAAAGATTTGAGTGATTGTGCCTATATCCTCCGTAGGAAATATCTCTCAAAGGAACAGGTAAAGGCGCTGTTGCCCTGGGCGGAAAAAGATATTGAGTTAATAAAGCCAGGGAGTGGTGATAATAAGTTCCCACAATTAAAGCCAGCTTTAAAAAACCCTTATGCTTATGACGAATTCTGGCGCATGGATACTAAGAAGATATGGCTGGCAACACTGCCTGACGGTTCTTTTAAGCAATTTGAAAACAAAAAAGAGATTGAGCAACTGTTTGAAATGTATCCTCCACTAGCCGAGCACATTAAAATTATTCCATCTTGGAGAAAAATAATAAAATTGCAGGTTTTTGTGGAGGGCAATTTACTTTACGACGGCGATTCTCCCTGGATAACGGACAATTATCCTTTTGTCCCTGTCTGGGGATTCTTTACTCCAGAGGTTAAGAAACCAGACTTAAAGATTTTTGGGATAGTAAGGGTTGCCAGGGACCCACAAACAGAAGTTAATAAACGCAGAAGCCAAATGATAGACATTATTGAGTCAACAATTGCCGCAGGATGGAAGGCAAAAGAAGGGAAACTCGTTGATCCAAATGCATTATACCAAAGCGGGCAAGGGCTAGTGGTTTGGCTTAAAGAGACCGCCAATATGGAAGATGTGCAAAGGTTGGACCCACCGCAAATTCCAGCGGGATTATTCCAACTTTCAGAGGTTTTTGATAAAGACGTTTACGAGAATGTTGGTGCTAATGCCGAGCTTTTAGGGTCGCCTGAAAATGAGAATATTCAAATTGCTGCCTTATTAAGTAAATTAAGGCAAGGTAGCGGTTTAACGATACTCCAGGACTTGTTTGATAGTTACAGGAGCTCAAAAAAGCTATTAGGTATGAAATTGCTGCAGATGATACAGGAAAATTATACGCCTAACAAAGTTCAGCAGATTATTGGTGAACCGCCAACACAACTATTTTTTAGCAAGGATTATGCCAAATATAATTGCACACCAGCAGAGGGGATTCTCACGGACTCTCAGCGTCAGATGTATTTTGGTCAACTCATTGCCTTGCAGCAAATGGGCGTGCCGATTCCACCATCTGCTTTATTGGAAGCAGCGCCTATCCAGAATAAAGAAGAGCTTATACAGTTCGTAAAAGCTGCTGAGCAGGCACAAGCACAACAGGCGCAGGAGAATAAGGAGCTTGAAGATATAATCAAGCAAGTTAATGTTGCCAAGATGCAGGCTGACCTTGCTAGGGCGCATGAAAGAGTATCTCAGGAGCAAGAGAATAGGGCGAATGCTTTGCTTGATAGAATAAAGGCGATAAAAGAGCTTGAAAAAATTGACGTGGAAAAATTTAAGATGTTGGCTGATGCTTTACATACGATGGAACTTGCAAAGGAAAAAAGAGAGAAAATAAAGAAACTTTTAACAACGAGGTAAAGTATGTATAAACAACTTGCAAAGGCGCTTAATTATAAACCTAAAAGCGGGCTGGTTATTGGTGATTTAAGAGAAGAGCTTGCCAGAGATACCATCCTTAACTTGGAGAAGGTTATTAACGCTAATAAACATAGAGATGAGTATTATCTCCTTGTTCATGCTGGTAATTTTGGTAAAAACATTAAGACGACGATTATGATAAGCAATAAAGAACCACCAAAACTTTTGGGAACTATTTGCTTAAAGGTAAACAACGTTAAAGGTAGGGTAGATAGACTTTGGGTTTTGCCTTATGATATTCCTAAGGATGATGGGGATTTATCAAGTGTAGGCATTGAGGAGGTTTTTAAATCCGTTAAAGGGATACCTTTAAAATATTAAATAAAAGGAGCAAACTATGAATAATAACCAAATACAAAGTGGAGAGCCAACTCCACAACAGCAAGTTCAAGGGCAGCAACAGGAGCAACAAGGTCAGGTTCAAGGGCAAGAGCAAGCGCAGCAGGTTCAGGAACAGCAACAGCAGCAAGCGCAAGCGCCACAAGACTTGTTGCAGCAGGTCACGCAAGAGTTGGAGCAGTTGAAACAACAGAACGCTGCTTTGCAGGCACAACTTGCCTTTTTTGGGCAACAGGCTGGAGGAGAGCCAACTCCCCAGATACAACAGCAAGACCCTTTTGAAGGGCTAGAGGACGATGATGTCCTTACTGTTGCCGACGTTAAGAGGCTGATGGCGCAAGTCCAGAGACCAGCGGTAGATCCAAATCTGTATAAAGAAATTCAGATGCTCAAGCTATCCGTGCAAGAGCCGAATTGGCAAGATGTGATAAAGAATTATTTGCCTGATATGATAAATAGCAATCCGTTGTTAGGGCAGATGATTCAGAATGCGCCAAATCCATTAGAAGCTGCATTGCATATTGCTAAACTCAATCCTCGTTATCAACAGCAGCAACAAGCGCCACAGCAACAATCTCAACAGATTATAAACCAATTAATTAATAAACCTGCCTCGCCAGACCAATTTGGCGGTGGCGGTGGCGTCAGTAAGGCGGATAAAATTGCCGCCATGTCTGATGAGGAGTTTGAAAAATACGTTCAGGATGTTTTATCTGGTAAAGTGTAAAAACCTTTAAAGGAGGGGTATTATGCCTTTAACAACTACAGCACAAATAGATCCTGCGGTGCAGGTCTTTTATGATAGAGTTCTTTTAAGGGCTGCTTATCCAAAGTTAGTCCATTTAAAATTTGCCCAGCATGCAAGGCTGGACAAGAAACACGGGAACACCTATAAATGGAGGAGATATGCTCACCTTGCCGATGCGACTGTTCCTCTAACTGAAGGGCAGACCCCACCAGGGCAACAGTTATCTAAGACAGACCTGACTGTTCAGGTCCAAGAATACGGCGACTATGTTCATATCACTGACATGGTTGACCTAACTGTTGAAGATCCAGTTTTAACTATCGCTGCTGATTTATTAGGCAAGCAGATGGGTAAAACCTTTGACAGTTTGATGAGGGATATCCTTGCTGCTTGCGCTAGCCAGACTGATGCTGCTGGTGGTTCTAACGGGAAGAGTCCAACTGAAATTACAACTGCCGATATTGATGTAGTTGTAAAGACGTTGTTGAATAATGATGCTGATCCAATTACTGAAATCGTTAAAGCGGGTCCTGGTCAAGGCACAATGCCTGTAAGGGCTGCTTTTTATGGCATTGCTCATACTGAATTGATAGACGACCTTGAGGCTTGTGGTGGTTTTATCCCAGTAGCTCAGTATCCTCGTCAAAATGATGTTG